CCTGCGGGCTGCCTGACGTCCCCGCCGGGTCGAACCAGCAGCGGAGCATCGACCGGCCGAGCGGGACCGGCATCGTGGACGTGGCCAGCCGGTCCGCCGTCCCGTCCCACCAGGCGAGCGTGACGGTGCCGTCCCCGTTCAGGCTGAGTGACCACAGGAACCCGGTGTTGGCGTTCTGGCCGATGAGGAACGTCGGCTGCCAGTTGTCCAGCTGGAAGTCGATCCGGATGTCGAAGTCGGCCGACAGGATGAGCCCCGGTGATCCCTGGCACGACGCCCCGGACGCCTGGTCATCAGCGATCCGCAGGTAGTTCCCCGCAGCTGGCACCGACAGCCGCATCGGCGTGTTCCTGGTCAGCGTTCCGTAGTAAGGGCCGGCCGGGTTGCGCGGCGAGAACTGGCCTGACCGGTTGTTCCACTGCATCGCCACCGACGTGGGGGTCGGGGACGCCTGCTCGTTCGGCCGGCCACGCTTGATCACGACCGGCGGGCTCGTGCCCTCCCGCTGGTAGGCGTAGGTGGTGATGTCGGTCCAGCCGGGCAGCGCCAGCTCTGCCCGCAGGTCAAGGGGAGACTGAGGGAAGGCCACTGGGTCACCACCTCTGCCCGAACGTCTTCTGCACGGAGTTCGGGCCGCCGCCGCCCTTGTGGCGGACCTCCAGGCGGATGCCCTCCATTACCGCGTCGAGCACCTTGTCGCCTGTCTTGGCCACCTTCAGCGTCATCTCGAACTGGCCGCCGCCAGCCCCGGCGAGCGCCATGCCGCCAGCGCCGACACCCGCGCCGGTAACGGTGCTGACGACTTGCGACATGGCGCTCTTGACCTTGGAGACGCCCCTCAGGATGCCGAGCGCGACACCACCGGGCACGTTCTCGCCGTGGTCGGCCATCACCCGGGAAGGGCTGAAGATCTTCAGCGGGTCGGTGAAGTACGACTCGACATCGCTGGCCAGCGACTTCATGACACCGGGGATGGCTGAGGCGGCTGAGGTGATGCCGTGGATCAGCCCGAGGATGGCGTTCTTCCCGGCCTCCATCAGCTGCCCGGGCAGCGACGCCAGCGTGCGCCCGATCTTGCCTGGCAGGCCCTCGAAGAACGACACCACGGCGCGGAGCATGGTCTCGTTGGCGTTCAGCCACCAGTCGAACGCGGCCGCGATGAGATGGCGGATCGTCTCGAGCGCGGAGGCCAGGAAGCGGATGGCCCTGTCCCAGGCGTCGCCGATCGCGCGGGGCAGCCAGCCGGCGAACGAGGTGATCGAGCGGATCACGTCGGTGAACGCTGACGCCACGTCGTGGCAGGCATCGTCGAGGATCGAGGCGACGTCGTGGCGCATCTGATCGAACGACTGTGCGATCTGATGGGCGTGGGACATGATCTCGTGGTAGGCCATGCCGATCGGGTCAACGAGCCACAGCAGGATCGTCTTCCAGTTCGACTTCACCCAGCTGATGACCGCGTCGAACGCGTGGGTGACGGTGCCCCAGTGCTGGACGATCCACCCGATCGCCAGGCCGATCGGGCCGGTGATGACCGCGAGCAGCAGCGGCCAGTGACTCTTGACCCAGTCGATCACAGTGCCGATCGCACGGGCCACCGCGTGGAACGCGTCCTCGCCCCACCGCTTGAAGTCGGCCCAGTGCTTGACGATCTCCACGACGGCGACGATGAGCAGCCCGATCGCGATGACCAGCAGCCCTATCGGGTTGGCGTCCAGCAGCACGTTCAGGATCGCCTGGATGGCCGCCCACAGCTTCATCGCGCCGATGATGGCCAGCACGTACGGCGCGAGCCTGCCGAGCAGCGGCGCGATCGGGATCAGCGCGCCGAGCAGGTCGGTGATCATCCGCACCAGCACCTGAACCGCCCCGGTGGACAACTGCGTTATCGCCCCGATAATCGGCGGGATCGCCGGTGCCAGCCCGGAGACAAAGGCGGTTATCAACTGGGCGATAAGCGGGGCAAGATTCTCCAGGGCGTCTTCCAGCACCCCGAAGGTGCCCGTGTTCTCCATCAGGGTGAATACCTGGCTTAGCGCGGCCGCCAGGACGGTCAGCGGCTTGGCCAGGCCGCCAATCAGCGTCGCTATGGCCTGCAGCGCCCCGGACAGGCTGGTCAGGATGGCCCCGGCCAGCGACCCCAGCACCTTCCCGACGATCGTGATGGCAGGCGTCAGGGCGACGATGGCCTTGCCGAAGGTGGCCAGCACCGGCGCCAGGGACCCGGCCAGGGACCCGGCCAGCTTGCCGATCACGGGCAGCAGCCCGTTCAGCAGGCCGCCCAGCATCCGCAGCACCTGCGCGCTCGCCTTCACCGTCGGCGCGAACGACGAGAACATCTGGCCCAGGTCAGCGCCCAGGCCGCCCAGCAGCCCGGCCACGGCCTGCACGGCGGGCTTGGCCGCCTGCATCAGGGAGATGAACCCGGGAAGGATCCCGCCGACCAGCCCCTCAAGCCCGTAGACCAGCGGCTGGACGAGTGGCCCGATCGCGCCGAAGACGGCCTTGAGCTGCGGCTCGATCTGCCTCGCGAACGAGCCGATCTGCTGGAACGCGGACCGCAGCGGCGTGAGCATCGGCTGCACTGCCGACTTCATCACCGACTCCAGGCCGCCCAGCATCCGCTCGAACTGGTTGTACAGCGGCCCCTTGGCCGTCGAGCTGCCGATGAGGAACTTGGCCGCCAGGGCAGTGCCGGCGAGCGCCCCGACCCCGGCGGTCAGGGCGGGCAGCGCGGCCAGGCCGGACAGCACGCCGCCGGTGATCAGCGCGCCCTTGGACAAGGGCGGCTTGACGTAGGACAGGAACCCGCTGGCGAACTTCCGGGCCGCCGACTCGCCTGCGGGCTTCGCGCCGCTGTCGCCGAAGGCGTCCAGCTCGGCCCGCAGCGCGGCGAGCTCGGCCGACGCCCTGAGGATCCCCGACGCGTCGATGTCCGGGCGGGCGACCGTCTCGTTCAGCTCGCGGATCCGGTCCTGGAGCGCCAGCAGCTTGACCTTGGCCTCCTGGTCGTCCACGTCGGCCAGGGCGACGCCGGTGTCCTCGTTCAGCGCGCCGATCTTCGCCTGAAGGTCATCGACGCCAAGCTCAGCCCGCTTCGCTGCCTGCACCTGAGCGTCAGCGGCCCGCTGGGCTTCCTCCACTGCCCGGTCGGCAGCCTCCCGCGCGGCAGCGGCCTCAGCCTCCGCTGCCGCCTGCGCGGCCGCCGCCCGCTCGTCGGCCGCCGTCTGGTAGGCCGCGATCTCAGCGGCGGCAGCATCCTGCGCGGACTTCGCCGCGGCGGCATCCCGCGCCTCAGCCGCAGCCGCCGCGTCGTCGTCCATCCGCCGCAGGGCAGCGTCAACGGCGGTCACCTGGGCCAGTGCCCGCTGAGCGCCGGCCATGTCGATCTTCGGCCGGGAGACCGCCTTGTCGGCGGCGGCCAGCTTCGCCTGAAGGTCCGCCAGCTTCGCGTCCGCCGCCGCGTCATCGACCTCAGCCCGGGCGGTGGCAACCTGCCCGGCCAGGGCCTTCAGCCGCTCCCTGAGCTCGGTGAGGTCAGGCTTGGCGGAGTCATCCGACCTGATCCGTATCGATACGTAGTTATCGGCCACGCTCCGTTACTCACCTCCCTCCGTGTCCGGCTCTTCCTCGCGGTGGCCGCGACGGTAGACGCCGAGCATCCGCAGCACCGACGCGGGCAGGGCGAGGATCTCCGGCGGCGTCTTGTGCCACCGGTCGCACAGCCCGATCACGACCTCCGCGGTGACTAGCTCGGCAGGCTTCTCGACAGGGCGGCCGCTGCGGCTGTCGGTCCCCCCGGCAAGTTCTCGCCAGAGGTCGAGTCTTTTCCCAGCTCGTCTCCGGGGTCAGTGGTGCCGGTGAGCCACGCGCCGATGAGCTCCACGACGAAGTTGATGTCCAGCTGGCGCAGGCCCTCGTACGATGCCGGGACCGGCCGCCCCTTGCGCTCGACGTTCCACTCCTCGAGCAGCTCGCCGAAGTTCTCCAGCAGCCGCCTGATGACCGGGATGGCCTCGCCGGGCTTGACGTCCTCGCCGGTGACCGCCTCGTAGTCGGCCATGATGTCCAGCAGCATGCCGACGGACGCGGAGTCGACCGTGACCTCCAGGCCCTCGAGCCTGGTGCCGGTGAAGTCGAGCTTCTGCCCGGTGCCGGGCGCCTCGAATCCCATGCGCCTGCCCCTAAGCCCACGTCGGGGTGGACCCGTCGGCCAGGGCCAGGTCCGACTGGAACGTGAGCGCCCCGTCGTTGCCGCGCGTCAGGTCGTAGCTGGAGATGAGCACGTTGGCCGTCATCACCGGCGTGCTGTGGTTGCTCGTCGGGTAGATCGTCGAGGACCGCTGAACCGGGCTGGTCGTCGCCGTCGACAGGACCGCGTGGCTCATGTTCGCCGCGAAGTTGCACGTCCCCTTCAGCTGCTCGGACAGGTCGCGCAGCAGCGGCAGCTTCTCGTGCGCGCTCTTGTCGATGCCCGTGGTGTCCTGCAGCGCGACCGGGGTGGACAGCGTCCAGTCGGTGAGGTCGTTGCTGACGTCACGCTGGGTGCCGCCGCTGTCCGCCAGCAGCACCTGGGCCCCGAGGCCGCTTGTCTTTGCCATGGGTCATCCCTTCTTCTCTTGCTCGGCCAGGCGGCCGGCGTGCTCGGTGTAGTCCTCGGCTAGGTCAGCCAGGGACGTGTGCTCGCGCAGGACGCGGCCGTGGCGCATGACCAGCAGCCGCCCGGGCCGGGTGCGGTGCTCCTGGAAGCACCGCTGGCCGCTGTGGAAGCGGAAGACGGCCGGCTTGCCGGAGTGCGTGCCGATCTCCGCGAACGTGCGGCCGGACTGGCCGGAGCGGATCCAGTTCGCGACCAGCGCGCCCTCTCTCGTGGACTCGTCGCAGACGGTCTCCCAGCCGAACCGCCAGGAGTCGCACCCGAAGTCCTCGCAGGCGACCCGGATCATCGTGTCCTTGGGCATGTGGACCCGGTAGTGACGCCCCTCGAAGGTCCAGGCG